CAAAGCTTGCGCGCTGTGTTCATTGGACTATCGAGAAGTATCTTGCGTTGTATATGCGTTCCAGGCTGGTGCGATCTACGACGCATTATGTCATGGAATGGTCTTTGTGTAGGCGATTCGTTTTGTGGGGTTTTCAGCGTTACACTGCCAACAACAATGCGTACTTCAAGTGGTTAGGTGACATTCTGCAATCGTGCTATATGTCTCGCCGCTGGAGGTACGTATTGTATGGTCTTGGGGCTGTATCTGCTGCACTCGTCACTTATGGAGTGTATAGTAGCATGTCTAAAGAAACTGAGGAAGTACAGGGTTTGAGAGCATCTGTACCTGATTCCGTTTTTCCAGTCACTGAGAAGCCGAATGTGTGGAAGAGGGATGACTACGAAACATCGTCCTTTGACAAAACACCGATTAACGACTCCTTCGCCAGTTTACCGCATGATCAGGTCATGAGGGTGGTGGAGAGAAACGTTGCCAGAATTAGGGCATCTGACGGTATTAAAGTTCGTGAAGGTAACGTGTTTAGCCCCTGTGGGCATTTGTGGGTTACAAATAACCACACATTGTCCACAACAGGCGATTTGGAGGTTACACTGTCGGTTATGCCGCATGTGCAGGGGGCATCGCCTAATGTCACAATGAAACTCCGACAAGAGGATATTCTTCGAATACCTGAACGCGATCTTGCTTTCTTTGAGGTGTTTAGCTGGGAAACAAGACGTGACCTCAGGGGGCTCATCAGAAAGCCAACGTTGAGAGGAGCATACACTGCAACTTACGTCACCCGTGATAAAGGTATATCCACTAAATTGACTCAAGTGAAGTGTGCATCACTCGTAAAGATGCATGTTCCGGAATTGAAGGCCGAACTTGAGATGTGGAGTGGAAGTGCAAGTCTTGCCACTACAGTGGGTGATTGTGGCTCACCGCTTGTGGCACATCAACCACTCGCAGTGATTCTCGGGATTCATACCCTCGGAAATCCGAGCGGTACAGTGTGGGCGGTCACACTTGACACTGAGGTTGTTGCCCATGCAATTGCCCATTTTGCCACACCTAACATACAGTGTGGTACCCCTGTCATAGATGCTCCATCTCGAGAAAAGAAGTTAGGACCACTACGCCAAAAGTCGCCTTTAAGATGGTTGGAGAAGGGTACTATTGTGGTATATGGTAGTTACCTTGGACAAGGTCCTACTTCTCGTTCGAAGGTTAGGCCCACCTTATTAGGTACCGAGATACTGAAGGAGCGAGGGTGGTCTTCGCGGTATGCTGCCCCCAATTTACGGGATTGGAGACCGTGGCGTTTTGCTCTGGTCGATTCGACGCAGAAACAGTTTGGGGCCCTCAGTCCTAGAATAATGAGAGAAATCGCACGAGCGTTTGCCGACGACTTGCTTTCGGGACTTGACACTGATGATCTAAAGATATTGGAGCCCTTGTCCCATCAGGCGACGATTAATGGTATCCCGGGAGTGCGATTCATTGACAAGATGAATTTCAAGACTTCTATGGGAGAGCCCTATAATAAGTCTAAGAAGTTCTATCTTGTGGGTACAGAGGGTGACATGAATTTCACACAGGAAGTTTTAGATCGCATCAACCACATTGAGCAGTGTTACGCAGCAGGGCAGCGTGCATGCCCAGTTTTCGGAGGACAATTGAAGGACGAGGTTCGTGACGAACTTAAAGTTCTTCTTGGAAAGATCCGAGTTTTCTTGGTAGCTCCGGCCGATTGGAGTTTTGTAGTACGGAAGTACTTGCTTCCATTTGTGAAACTCATGCAGGAGAATCCATTCCTGTTTGAGGCATCCCCGGGGTGTACTGTGCAGTCGCTGGAATGGCAACAATATTACATTCACTTGACTCAGTTTGGGTGTGATCGTATGGTGTGCGGAGATTACGGCAAGTTCGATAAGAGGGCGGAAGCTTTAATTATCTTGCTCGCCTTCTGGGTAATCCGCCGGTTGTATTCAGCAGCGGGATGGAGTGAGGAGGAACTCAGGGTCATTGATTGTATCGCCGAGGACACGGCTTATGGTTATACCAATTTCGATGGGGATCTTGTCATGTTTTTAGGTTCGAATCCCTCCGGGCATCCATTAACGGTCATCATCAATTGCATCATCAACGCTTTATATATGAGATTTGCATTTGTGGATCTCAACCCTGAAGGGGGAAATGTATATGAAGTCGCACGAAAGTTTAAAGATGCTGTCAAGCTGTTGACATATGGCGACGATAATGTGATGAACGTTGCGCCTGGTGCTGATTGGTTTAACCATACAGCAATTCAGGAGTCTATGGCCAAGATCGGAGTGGAATACACTATGGCTGACAAGGAAAGCCATTCAAGGCCGTTCATTCACATCAGCGAGGTTTCTTACCTTAAGCGCAAATGGCGCTGGGATGAGGACCTAGGAGCCGTTGTTGCTCCGCTGGAGGAAGAATCGATACGCAAGATGCTTACGATTTGCGTGCCCTCGGGAACGGAATCACCAGAGTTGCATATGGCGAGTGTGATGGTATCGGCGATCAATGAGTGGTTCTGGTATGGAAAAGAAGTATTCACTCGAGAGAGGGAATGGCTTCTTGAATTGGCGTCTAAGCATAACCTAACACTCGAACTCAAACACAAGGGTTTCCCTACCTATGAGGAGTTGTGCAAAAGGTTTTGGTTTGCGTCAAAAGGCATAAACGCAGAGTTGGGGTGTGAGTCAGAGCACCCGCGCAATATTTTGCCGAATTAGTCTACCGCTATGAGCGATCTGTGTATGTATTCTTATGCATTTCTTTACATATGAGCGTGCGTTTGTAGTCGTAAACCCGCCCTTCAGGGGGCTCGCCTATTTAGGAGTGAGGGTTCAGGGTGCCCTAGAAATAAGCAAACATTCAGCGGAATGGGTTTTCCGCTGTCTGGTACATATTAACCCGCTAACCAACAGACAAACACAAAACAAAACACGCACTCGAGTGAAACGCTCGAGAACTACCTGGCCACGTGTCCGCAGTGCGGTTTGACTATGAATGTGGTTGAGCCTGCTTCGTGCATGTGTGCCCAACAGACAAGTTGTTGCCAGCTACAATCTGAAGAGGTCATGCTGGCACCTACTGTCGATTCCATGGCTACCATGGCGGAACAAACAACCGCCTTTATGGATGCCAATCCTGGTCGTTCTATCGGTGAAAATCTCTCGCCGCTCGACTACGAACTTGCTGATGCTCAAACGTCCGCAGATCTCGGTGACTTCCTCTCGCGACCTGTGAGACTGTATTCAGAAACTTGGACTCAGGCGCAAGCCGTTGGAACATGGATTGATAATAGAGCTGTGTGGTTCGATTATCTTAATCAGCCAGCAATTAAGAATAAGCTGCAGAACTATGCTTTCTTTCGCG